TTGTTATCTGCAAAAAGGATGCAAACAATAATGAATGAAGTTGTTTTAAACATCGCGCCAGAACCTAACGAATCAGCAGAAGCAAAAAAGTTTAGACAAGGAATAATACAAGATATTGAAAATGCAGAAATAATAGCAAAAGAAAAAAACCTTGAAGGTTGGTATGTAGATTACACGCCAGAATTTCCACAGATATAGATACTAAAAAACCCCCTTTCGGGGGCTGTAAAATTTAAAAACTATTAAAGATATAAGTAACCAGTAAATCCTCCATCATTGCCTGCACGTTGTAAAACTTTTTCTGTTTGAGTAAGGATGTTATATCTTACGCCTTTGGCGGGGCTGCTCCAAGCTGCGGCCTTGAAAACATCGCCTGTGTTCTTATCAATAAAAGCGTGAACACTGGCGGCAACGTAACCCGCAGGGGCGGCGTTGATTCTGCCATATTGTGCATCGTCTTTCCATTCCATAACAACAACTTTTAAATATCTTTTACCGATAATGAAAGTGAAATAATCAGGATGATCTTCTGGCTTGTAGTTTCCGTTTTCATCAAGATAAAGATCGCTGTATTTTCCGTCTTCTTTATCAAAACGGATTTTTTTCATCCATCCCGCTCTAGCTTCTGTAAGAGTTTCGCAAAGCTGTTCAGCTAACTTTTGAACTTGTTCTGTTTGTGTTGTTGTAGTTGTCATTTGTTTAGTTGGTTTGTTTAACAATCTTATTATAATAAAATTAAAAGGGGTTGTCAAGCCCCTAGAAATTGTAATCGTGAAACTTGCGCCACCCTTGGCTGATGATGGTTCGCCTGTTGCTTCCCTTTTCATACCATTCGTTGTCGCTTCCAAGATAACCTTCTGTGATTTCGCCGTCAGGATTTTCTGTGATAATCCATCTTTGCTCCCTGTTGTTTACGCAATGGCCTGCGAATCCGCCTG